CCGACGCAAGTCTCGGCACAATCGCCAGATATGACGCGCGAGGATCTGGAAGCCGCTATCGCTGATCCTCGATGGCGGACAGACACTGCGTTCCGATCGCGCATTGAAAAGCAATGGATGGCCTCGCAAGGATAATTTCTTGCTAAAGCTATCGTTTGGGTTTATGATTGCCCCTGTCGGATAACCGCTTGCGCGGCCCGTCTCTTGTGGTTGATACCACTGGTGGCGCGGCCATCACCGCGCAAGCGACCGCCCTCACAGGATAACGGATCGCGCTTGGTCAAAACTCTTTATGGAGGGTTCTGCTATGGCGCAGAATGTCACTACGGCCTTCGTTACCCTGTTTGAGTCAGAGGTAAAGCAGGCATATCAAGCTGAAGCCCTGTTGCGTGGCACTTGCCGCACGCGCACTGGCGTTCAGGGGAACACTGTAAAGTTCCCGAAAATCGGTAAAGGCGTTGCAACTGTTCGCGTTCCGCAGACAGACGTCACTCCTTTGAACGTAACCTATAGCCAAGTCACCGCGACTATGAGCGACTACATCGCTGCTGAATACAGCGATATCTTCCACCAGTCGCACATCAATTTCGACGAGCGCCGTGAGCTGGTCGAGGTTGTTTCCAAGTCGATCGCACGTCGCATGGACCAGATCATTATCGATGCTCTGAACGCCGCGTCGTCGCCCTCGACCGTTGCAACCACTGTTGGCGGCGCTGGCACCAACATGAACATCGAGAAACTTCGCGCAACCGCGAAGGCGATGAATGAGAAGAACGTGCCTTCTGAGGGCCGCTATCTGCTCATGCACGCATCGCAGCTGGATGCCATGCTGGGCGAAACCGAGATCACAAGCTCGGATTTCGCAGCGGTGAAAGCTCTCGTCCGTGGCGAGGTCAACACCTTCATGGGCTTCAACATCCTTACCATGGGCGACCGTGACGAGGGTGGCCTGCCGAAGCCTTCCACCCGCACTTGCTTTGCCTGGCATCGTGATGCTGTGGGCTATGCCGAGTCGATGGCGCAAAAATCGGAGATCAATTATGTCCCCGAAAAGACCAGCTACCTGGTCAGCTCCATGTTCTCTGCTGGCGCCGTGGCGATCGACGATGAAGGTATCGTCAAGATCAGCTGCACCGAATAAGGAGGACTGACTGATGGCTTTCTCGACAACTGGTTTTGCAACCATTGGAGCTTCCAAGAAGGGTAACGCCCCTTCGGTTTACTCCTATTCCACGACAGACACGATCGCTACCGTGAACACGGCAGGTTATTTCAATGACCTTTCCGACACGTTGGCTGTTGGCGATCTGATCTATTGCTTGACTTCGACTGGCAGCACGGCTGTCGCAACACTGGTTTATGTGTTGTCGAACAGCGGCGGCGTTGTGGACGTCAACGATGGCACCACGCTGGCGAACACCGACAGCGACTAACGAAACGGGGGCCGGGGAAACTCGGCCCCTCCTTCGCCACGATGGAGACGCGTGATGGCCACAGGAGACACTGACGTTACCGTTTGCTCTGAGGCTCTGATATATCTCGGCGCCTCTTCGATCTCTTCTTTGTCAGACGGATCTGATGCTGCGGCCGCTTGCAGCGCGCTCTACCCGGATCTCAAGACTCACCTTCTCACAGTTTATCCCTGGAGCTGGAGCCTCAAAAAGGTTCAGCTCTCTCAAAACGTCACGGATCCGGTGAACGAATGGAAAAATTCGTTTGACCTTCCTGCGGATCGTCTTTCAAACCCCCAGGCTGTTTTCGCAAGCAGCGCAGCTGGCATTAGGCCTTTGAGCTATGGCTGGGAGATCTACGGGACGCAGTTATTCACCAACATGGAAACGGTTTACATCGACTACCAGGCGACTGTAACCGAAGAAAACATGCCCGCATATTTCATCCGCGTTCTACGAGCAGCGATGGCCGCAGAGCTTGCCATGGTAATTACAGACCAGGTGACAAAAGCGGACTACTTCCGCGGGCTGGCGTATGGATCTCCGGCAGAGAACGGCCGTGGCGGTCTGTTGCGCGAAGCTATGAATGTGGACAGCCGCGGGCAGCTCCCGCCTGTTATCGAGGATTACTCGCTGATTGACGTGAGAGGTTGATATGACAAGGGTCTTGCAGCTTCAGAGCAACTTCACGGTTGGCGAGCTGGATCCCCTTCTGCGCTCTCGCGTGGATCTTTCCCAGTATAGCAACGCCTTGGAGCGTGCGAAAAACGTGATCGTTCAGCCGCAGGGCGGTGTTCGGCGCCGCCCAGGCTTGAGATTCCTGCACGACTTTGGAAACAGCTTTTCCAAGTTTAAGATCATTGCGTTTGAATACAGCGTGACAGATAGCTACACCTTGGTTCTGGTGGATCAGCGCATCTATGTTTTCAAGGATGGCGTGCTGCAAACAAACATAAACGGCAGCGGCAATGATTACTTGGCCACGTCGATCACGGCTGCGATGCTCGATGAGCTCAATTACACCCAGGCTGTTGATACTCTGATTTTGGTCCATGAGACTATTGCGCCGCAGCGCCTTGTTCGGAACAGTGACACATCCTGGACGATCGGCAACATTCCTTTGAGCTTTGTCCCACAATATGCGTTTGAGATCGATACTCATAACCCAACATTCACAGTAACGCCTAGCGCCATATCTGGTAACATTACGATCACAGCCTCGAGCGTAACGACTGACAGCGGGACAGCCCAAGGCGGCAGCGCCGATACTATCACGCTGAAAGCCTCCACATCGTTCACAACGGTAAACCAGGCTAACGGCATGTTTATCGAGATCACAGCTGGCACGGGGGTGGGGCAGACGCGCCATATCGAGGCTTACAGTGCGATCCTAAAGATTGCGCAGGTTTACCCTGCCTGGGACACGGCGCCTGACGCAACAAGCCACTACGAGATTAAAGCGTTCAAGCCCGCCGCGGTAGGTGAATACCTGAATGTGCTCAATGGTTTTGGCCGCGCTCGCTACACTGAGTATGTCAGCGACACCGTGATGAAGGCCTACGTCGAGATCCCGTTTTTCGATACGAGCGCGATAGCTTCCGGCGACTGGGAAAGCGAGCACGGCTGGGAGGACACCTGGTCTAACACTCGAGGATGGCCGCGCAGCGTTGCGTTCCATGAGGGGCGACTATATTTTGGGGGGTCTACGTCCAGGCCCAACACTATATGGGGTTCTCGGGTTATAGATTACTTTAACTTCAACCCTGGCACTGCGCTTGATGATGATGGCGTCGAGGCCACTCTTAACACCAAACAGCTCAATGCGATCGTGAATATGGCTGCGAGTTCTGACTTGCGCATCTTTACCACGGGCGGCGAGTTCGTAGTCATTCAGACTACAGCAAACCCAATCACTCCCAGCAATTTCCTGGTGCGTGCGCAAACGTCTCTTGGGGCAAAGGCTGGCGTGCCGATCGAGGATCTTAATGGCGCAACGGTTTTTGTGCAGCGCCAGGGCAAGTCCCTCGTCGGCTTCCAGTTCTCTGATACGGTTGCCTCGTATGGCACCAGGGTTTTGTCTGTTCTTAGCTCGCACCTTATCAAGGATCCCATCGACCTTACCATTAGCAGGTCGTCCTCGTCCGATGAGTCAGACCGGATTTTCCTGGTAAATTCTGACGGCACCATGACCGTCTATTCGATCCTGGCAGAGCAGAATGTGATTGCCGCCAGCGAGTTTGTCACGACCGGGACATTCCTTGCCTGCGCGGTCGAAAATAACGTGGCTTATGCTGTCGTTAGTCGCCTTAAAGAAACGGCTGCTGTCATTACTCCGACAGGGTTTGATTTCAATATCAGTGATGCTGGGGTGTTTTTGGAGATCACTTACCCGTCGCCTCATTCGATCGCTGTGAACGATGAAGTTGTTATCGAGGGGATGCGTGACTATCGAGAGGATGATCCGGTGATTGCGTTGCTTTTGGGTGATTTCAACGCGACCTTGTATAACGGCGTCGAGCTTGCCGTTTACTCTACCACTTCCACAACGATCACGATCAAGATCTCGGATCTAAATCCACTTGGAACGGGCCAATCGGGTTCGGCATCATTCGTTGTTACTGATGAGGTGGTGACTGATTATGAGCGGTCTTATTTGCTCGAGCGTTTTGACGACACTCTGACCGTTGATAGCGCGATCACTGGGAGTTACGCATCGAGCACAACAGCCAGCCACCTTGCCGGGTTGACTGTCGAGGAGATCTTGGATGGCGCCTATTACAACACACGTTCAGTTTTGGTTTCGTCGCCTTACACAGTGACGTTCTCTTATCCCGCTCTCGAGTCCTTTGTGATCGGGCTTGGCTATGACGTTGAGATTAAGACCATGCCCGTTGAGCCAAGGATGGCCCAAGGTTCTGTTATTGGCGTGAACAAGCGCGTATTGCAGACCGACGCCCTGGTTTACGAAAGCCAGAACATGAGCGTTAATGGGAAGGCGGTTTCGTTTCCTAATCTCGAGCCTATCCCAGGGGCGGCGAGGAATAGAATCGCCAAATACACAGGTCTTAAAACGCTTCACGGCTTGTTGGGCTTTAACAAGACGGGACAGATCACAATCACGCAGACAGCTCCGTTGAGCCTTAATCTTCTCGGCATTGAATATCGCGTAAGTATAGGGGACTAAGATGGCACAGTTAGCATTTGCCGCGGTATCAGCAGCGGGGCAGCTCTACGCAGGGGCGCAGCAGCGCAAGGCATACAATGCCCAGGCCGCCCAGGCGCAGATCCAGGGGCGCAGCCAGGCCATCGCCTATAAGCAGCAAGGCGCGGATATCCTCAAGAACATGAATGAAACGATGGGCACGATTGTTGCCCGCGCCGCGGCTGGTGGGGTCGATCCGCTATCGGGTTCGGCGCAGTCTCTGCAAAACTACACGATGAAAGAAGGCATCCGGGAATACAACATTGCGAAGGATAACGCGGTGCTGGCCCAGGGCATGGCCTCTTACCAAGCTGATATCTATCGCCAGGCTGGCAAGACAGCGATGCTGTCCTCGATGGTCCAGGCGGTCGGAACGATGGGCCAGGGTTATTATCGGCAGAGCCAGCTAGGCTTCCCTGCCTTGAATATTTCAGCGGGGGCAGACTAAATGGCGATCCTACCACGATATCAGCGAGTCGGGGCGCGATCGGCACAGCCCCAGCAGGTTGACTTTGCAAATTTCAGAGAGGGTGCCCGCCTCGGTCAGACGATCAGCCAGCAGGTCGATCGCATGTCGGACTTTGTTTTCAAGGAACAGCAGCTCCAGGCCCAGCAGCGTGGCCGTGAGATTGTGGGCGAGATGGGCGCGCAGCCTGTCCTCGAGCGCCTGTCACAGGCTGGTGGGCCAACAACGATTGGCGAGCGCGAAGCCTACAGCGTGGCAAACCGTGTCGCAGCTGCCGAGATCGAGACCGACGCGCGCCAGGAGATTAACCGCATTGTGACTGAGGGCCAGTCCGCTGGCCGTTCATTGTCCCAGATCCAGGCGCAGCTTGCCGATGTAACGGATGGCTTCCCTGCGTCCCTGGCAAACCTGGATCCAGAAACCGCGGGCCTTCTGCGCAATCAGCTGACCAACGTCGCCAACCAGGCGCAGATCCGATACAGCAGCTGGGCATCGTCGCGCGCCAACCGTGAGATGCAGGGCCGGGCCCTGGTCGGGATTTCCGAGCGCCAGGCTGAAGTATTCCGCCGGGCGGCATCGACGCAGGATCCGGCAGAGCGCGCCGCTGCGATCGATCAAGGCATTGCGGATATCGCGGGCTATATGCGTGGCCTCCAGTTTGGCGAAGCGCAGATCTCGCGGATGATCCTGACAACGCGGGAGCAAGCCGCGACCGATGGCACGATCGCAGCGTTCCAGCGCCTGGGCAGCCTCGAGGAGCAGCAGGCCTTCCTGACAAACCTGATGGAGGAACCGCCGCTCGAGCTTGGCATGGAGAAAACCCGCACGCTGGTGCGGTCTCTCAATGCTGAAGTGAACAATCGGATCTCGGTCTATAACGGCGCCGTGCGGGATATCAGCTCGGACATTAAGGATCTGACGACAATCCTGACAGAGGGCGGCGATCCCAACCCAGAGACAGTCCTGGCGATCGAGGGGCGCATTGCCGAGCTGCCGCCTGCCATGCAGGGCCAGGCGCGTATGGAGCTGGCACAGTTTCAGACAGTTCAAAGCTACACTGAGGCGTTCCGCAAGATGTCGCCTGCGATGCTCCAGGCATCGATCAACGATCTGCGCAGCGGCGTCGATGGCATTGGTGGTGAGGGCGTCGATACAATTACAGAGACGCGGGTTATGCAGTCTGCCGAGGGGCTGCTGACCACGATGAACACAGAGATCGCGCGCGACCCAATCAGCTGGGCATCCCGTGTGGGCCACATCCAATTCAATGCGATCGATCTGACCAGCGACGAGGCCGCCTCGGCAACTATCGCCCAGCGCATCGATAGCGCGCGCACGGCCCAGGCAATCCTTGGCAGCCCTCTGCGGTTCCTGACGAATGAGGAGGCCCTGGCCCTAACGTCGCAGATGCAGCAAGGCGATCGCATCTCGCGGATGCAGATCTTGGGCGGTATTACACGGCATTTTGGCACACACTCGACTGACGTCCTGGCCGAGCTTTCCAACGTAAACCCAGAGCTGGCGCATGTTGGCGGCCTGGTAAACATGGGCGCAATGCAGACAGCAAACACAGCGCTGGCTGGCTTCGATCTAATCCGTGACGGGAACAAGGCGCCGGGCACTACCACAGCAGTGGCGCGCGGGGCTTATATCAATGTCGTCGGCCAGGGGCTTCAGTTCCAGGGCCAGGCTCGAGGCACTGGCTTTAAGGTGGCCGAGGCGATTTACACCAAGATGGCATTTGATTCTGGCTTGGCAGAGTTCGATGAAGGCATGTGGACAGAGGCGGTTAATGTTGCGTTTGGTTATGACCAGCGCACGGGCACTGGCGGTTTTGACGAGATCCGCGATCGCCAGGTTCTACTGCCGCCGCGCTTGAACGCTGACCAGATTGAAACCATGCTCGAGACCATTACGCTCGAGGGGCTGCAACGCAATACAGGCCTGGACACCATAGATCCCGAGGTCGTGGCGCAGATCAACGAAAACGATCGCATCTTCCCTGTCCTGGTGGATGAAGGGCGCTATTACCTAATGACTGAGGTCAATGGCATCCCGCGGCATTTCACTGACACAGATGGCAACCCGCTGATTGTGGACGCTATGCGTTTCTATGGGATGCGCGGGATCGAGGATATGCCGCAGCCGCAGATCCAGGCCGCGCCAGAGGTGATGACGACGCCAGCCGTAAATGTGGAAGTCGGCCAGACAGGCATGGAGCAGATCACGCCTTTCGATGATCCGGCAACGGGCCGGGCCAACACACACATCATGTCGCCTCCGGGCAGCTCTTACATGGATCTGTTCCGTAATGATGGGCTCGGCGCGGTCAAGCGTGTTGCGACCGAAACTGCGCGCGATCGCTTCGAGGCTTCGGGGATCCCAGCTCGGCAGCAGCGTGAATTGGCTGCGCAGCTCGAGCGCCTGATCGAGACAATCCCGTTTGCGGATGCAGACCAGGCGATGGTCGATGCCTATCTCGAGTATATCACGACGCCTGGCGCGTCTCTGAGCTATGATGATTTCTTGCGGTCGGGGATGGGTGAATGAGCTTTCTTTTCCAGAAACAAGATCCGCTCAATCTGCTGCCTGAGAATGGACTGAGCAAACCGCTCGGCACGTTCTCTGAAAACCTGTCGGCTGCGTTTGAAAGTGCTCGGGCAAATGACCAGGCATACAGCGAAGCCACAGTTCTGCGCGATCAATGGGGCCCGATCGTGGATACCATTAACGAGCGCGCAGGGATGGACGCATACAGCGAGTTTCTGGGCGTGAAGGTCCGCACCTTCATGCACGATGGCTTTACCAATCCGGCCAACAATATCAGCTCGAGTATCCTCAATGCACCAGCAACCCCAGGCAACGCGGAAAACCAATACATGCGCGCAGCCCAGGGCATTGTGGATTATCTCCAGGAGAACAAAGATCTCTTTCCCGATCTGCAATGGGTGACGCATGAAGAGGTGCTGCGCCGCGGGATGGAGGTTGCGCAGCGCGAACGCGAGACACTGCAAGATCTCGAGGGCCGTTCGCCAGGCTTTGGCAATGCGATCGCCAGGTTTACTGGTGCGCTGGGCGGCCTTGCGACGGATCCGATCAACGTCGAGACAGCGTTTGTCGGGGGCGCAGCGCGGAGCTTGTATGGCGCAATCTTCCGTGAGGCTATGTTGGGTGCTGGCGTCGAGGCTATGTCCCAGGCTGGCGTGCAGGAATGGTATCGCACCCTGGGCTATGAATACACGCCGGAGCAGTTCTGGACAGCAGTCGCAATGGGTGGCGCGTTCGGTGGCGCCATGCCCGTGGCTTTCCGTGCTGGCGGCAAGACGATCTCTCTGACGACCGATCAGCTCAAGCGCGGCTACCAGGCTTTGCGCGATAGCGGCGCGTTTACTCCTACGCCAGTGACGCGCACCGCAGAGCGCCAGGCCGACATCCTCGAGGAAGAGGCGGCAATCAACCCCCTGGCGGATGATGCGGTCCACCAGGAGCGCATGGAGCAAGCGACGGTCGCAACCGAGATGGCCGAGCCTGCTGCGATGCCAGACACGCCGCCTGTCCCGCTGCGCGAGATCAACAGCGTTTATGAAGCAGATAATCTCGATGGCCTGGTTTATCGTTTCGACCCAGACGAAATTCTTGTCGATGCAGATCTGTTCCAATTCAAAGCAGGCGGGGACGAATACGGCGTTAGCGATCGGTTGCGAGGAATTAAGATCTGGGATCCAGTCAAGGCTGGGCAAATTGTTGTCTATGAATTTGCCGATGGGCGGCGCTTCATTGCTGATGGCCACCAGCGTCTTGGCCTGGCCCGTCGAATTAAGGCAGAGGATCCGACCCAAGACGTGCGCCTTTATGGAAACATAATCCGCGAGGTGGATGGTATCACACCCGAGATGGCCCGCGTGATCGCTGCCATGAAGAATATCGCAGAAGGCACGGGCACAGCGATCGACGCCGCCAAGGTGCTCCGTGTGGCGCCAGAGCGCATCGGTGAGCTGCCTCCGAAATCTGTCCTGGTAAGACAGGCCCAGGGGCTGACGCTGCTCTCAGACGAGGCCTTTGGCGCTGTCATTAACGGTGTGGTGCCAGCCAACTATGCCGCCCTGGTCGGGCGCCTAATCCCCGAGGATGAAGGTCTGCAAAGCAGCGCGATCTCGGTCCTGGCCAAAACAGATCCGGCTAACGAGTTCCAGGCCGAGGCAATCGTGCGCCAGGTGCGCGATGCTGGCGCGGAGCGCATCACCCAGGCAAGTCTCTTTGGCGAAGAGGTGATTACCGAGAGTTATTTCACCGAGCGAGCCCGGATCCTCGATCGCGCGCAAAAACAACTGCGCCAGGACAAAGCCGCCTTCGGCACCCTGGTGCGTAACGCTGAACGCCTCGAGGCCGAGGGCAACCAGCTTGCCCGCAGCGCCAACGAAAGGAGAGCTAACAATGACACGCAAGCGATCGCGCTCCTCCAAGCCCTCGCAAACCGCAAAGGCCCAGTCTCTGACGCCCTCAATGCAGCAGCAAGAGCAGCTCGAGAGCGCGGCAGCTACGCAGAACCTACTCGAAACTTCGTCGATGCTGTCCGACTCGCAGCTGAGTCAGGCGATTTCGACCGGATATCAACTGGCGATGTTGGACAGCTTGTCGATGGTCCAACGCAAAGCCGCACGAGTAAGGATGTTGCAGAGCGAGCAGTCGAGGACTTCGACGAGCCCGGCGGCCAAGGCGTAAGAGATCAGGCTGACCAATTACAGACTGACATTTTCGGCGCAGAGCCGCCAGCAGAAGTGCAGCGTATTTCCCCGATCGAGGAGGATCGCGTCCCTCCTGAAGAGATCCGTATGCCGATCGACGACAACTTGCCGCCGGATCAAATTCGCGCCGAAGTTCAAAGGCTGACAAACGAAAACATTGCGATTGTTAAAGACCTGATTGCGCGGGTGGATGCAAAGTTCGGCACAAAGTCTGGCGACAATGTGAAGGCTCTTTCAAAGGTCACGCAGAAAGCAAACAGACCTTCGATCCTGGCAAAGAAGCCCTGGCACAAAGTGTCTCACATTCGGGATAGCTACCGGTTTAAAACGGTTATCGATGATATCCGTGACGTGCCTGCGATCTTCGATGAGCTGCTGGCCACAGGCATAAGCCTGGTCAAGGTTGATACTGGAAAACTGTTCGAGCCCAAAGAATGGGGATGGCGCATCATTGCATTTGATCTGCGTATGCCAAACGGTCAACTGGTTGAATGGTATTTGCCGATCAGAGAGCTCGAGGCACAGAAGAAAGCCGAAGGCCACTTGCTGTTCGAGGAATGGAGAAACAAGTCACCGGAAGAAGTGGAGGCCGAGCACGACGCCTACATGGCGACGATCCGCAAAAGTTTCAAAGGATACGACGACGCCTTTCAAGCCTCGCTGGATCGCATGGGCATTTCGAGAGAAGATGCAGCAGCTTCCTGGGCCAAGGCTGAAAGCTCCATGCTCGAGGCTGCGCGGAAGTCTCCGAGCTCGTCTGGCATGATTACATCTGCGGCCGAGCGAGGCTTGGAAACCCAGGTTCCTTCCAGGGTCCGTATGGCTGAAGTCCCGTCCTCCCAGAAAAGCATTGCCCGAGAGGTTCCTTCTTCGATTAGCGCAAAATCAACGTCCGTCACTGAGGGCGCTCCGCAAATTGAGGTTACTGCGGCAGGAGAGCAAGCTCTCATGCCTGGGATAGAACCTATCACCGATATCGCTAGAGCGCAAGCCCAGATGGGAAGGCCCATGCGGGGCGGTGAAGCTGCCCTGCCGGAAGGCGGATTGTTTGACGAGGGCGCCCGTGCCCAGCAGGATATGTTCTCTTCCCAGGATATGATCTTAGATCTGGATGAAGAGATCCCGGTAGATCTGCGTGTGGATCCTGAGACTGGCGAGATTACAGCCCAGACCGTGACAATGCGACAGATCCAGGATGATATCGCCCAGGATGTGAAGATGCTCGACAGATTGAGAGGGTGCGCCAAATGAGTTTCCGTAACTGTATCATTAACGCCGAGGCCGAGGGCACCATCACTCCCGAGCAAGCACGCGAGGCGCGCGATCTCTTCGATGATCTCGAGGAACAATACCAGGGCCAGATGAACCGTGGCGCTGCAAGTTCCAAAGCAGCCCGCGATGCCTTCGATGCTCTCGAGCGTGAAGTGTTCGAGCGCAAGCGCCGCAAGCTGTTGCAGATCCAGAATTGGAAAGAGATCAAGGTCAACCTTAACCAGTATCGCAACATTCGTGGGGAAGTGGACTTCGGTCGAGCGGCAGAAGCGCTGTTCGACAACGATGGTCTGGCGCGCTATTCAAGCGTTGTCCAGAGGGAAGCGGCAGTCGAGCGTGCGGCGACCAGGAAGCTATACAACGTCCTGGCCACATTCCGCCGCAACCTGGTGGGCGAGACCAGGAACAAGGCGCAGCTCAAGGACATGGTGCGCGAGATCTTCGAGCCTGGTAGCACTGGTAGCGCAAACGCCAGGGAAATGGCGCAGGCCTGGTCGGACACCGCGGATTATCTGCGCCAGCGCTTCAACGCATCAGGTGGCCGGATCCCGAAGCGCAAGGATTGGGGTCTGCCGCAGATCCACGATCCCCTGGCCGTGCGCCGCGTAGCGTATGAGGAATGGCGTGACTTTATCCAGCCGCGCCTGGACAGCACCAAGATGATCGATGAGCGCACCGGGCTGCCATTTAGCCCAGAGCGCATGGAGCTGGCGCTGCGCGACGTTTACGAGACAATCCGCACTGATGGGATGAACAAGCTGATCCCAGGCGCTGTTGGCCAGGGCAAGTCTGTTGCAAACCGCCGCGTCGATCACCGTTTCCTGGTGTTCAAGGACGCGGACAACTGGATGCAGTATCAAGAGAAGTTTGGCAACGCCAATCCCTTCGACACAATGTTCGGGCATATCAAAGCCATGTCTCGGGACATTGCGCTGATGGAGATCCTGGGGCCAAACCCGCGAGCAACTGTCAATTATCTCAAGCAGACAATCCAAAAGGAGGCCGGGCTGAAAGCCGACGAGGCCGCCGAGAACGCTGCACGCCGTTCCGCCGCACGCCTGGACAACCTTTACCTGGCGGTGACAGGGGCCAACAACGCGCCGATCGACAGCAAGTTCGGCAACACCTTTGCTGGCCTGCGCCAGGTTCTGCAATCGGCACAGCTGGGCGCCGCTGCAATCTCTGCAATCACTGACGTAAATTTCCAGCGCATGGCTCGAGGCTTCATCGGCCTGCCCCAGGTGAATACGCTGAACCAATACTTGCGCCTCCTATCGCCGCTGGGCGCCGAGGAGAAGGGCAAGCTGGCAATCCGCCTGGGCTTGATCGCTGAAGGCTGGTCGGCCCTGGCATCAGCGCAGATGCGTTATGTCGGGGATATCTCTGGCCCTGAGATCACGCGCCGCGTGGCGGACTTTGTGATGCGCGCCTCGCTGCTGTCGCCAATGACGCAAGCCGGGCGCTGGGCGTTTGGCATGGAGTTCCTGGGCACGCTGGCCGACAACGTGGGCAAGACCTTCGATGAGCTGGATCCACGTCTGCGCAAGACCTTCGAGCGTTACAGCATTGGCGCCGATCGCTGGGACGTCATGCGCAGCTCGCCGCTCTATGAGCACGAGGGCGCCAGTTTCTTGCGCGCAGAGGATATCGAGGCCCGCACAGACATTGCGCCTGGCCTGGCTCGCGATCTGGCAACCAGGCTGATGGAGATGGTTGAGACCGAGACTAACTTCGCGGTGCCCTCCTCGAGCTTGCGCGGCCGCATTGCGCTGACGGGCGAGACGCGTCCTGGCACGATCTCGGGCGAGCTGGCCAGATCCTTTGCCATGTATAAAAACTTCGGCATTACCCTGGTGAATACGCACCTGATGCGCGGCATGACGCAGCCCGGCGCCAAGAATAAAGGCCGCTATTTCGCTGACCTGATTATCTCGACGACGCTGATGGGCGCCCTGGCGATGCAGCTGAAAGAGATGAGCAAGGGCCGGGATCCGCGCCCCATGACTGACAATGCCTTCTGGCTGGCTGCCTTCCTGCAAGGCGGGGGCCTGGGGATCTATGGGGACTTTATGTTCTCGGACGTCAACCGCTTTGATCGCGGCCTGGCCGAGACCGTAGCGGGCCCGGTGGTTGGCTTTGCTGATGATGTGCGCAAGCTCACGATCGGCAACATTGTCCAGGCTTCCCAGGGCGAGGACACGAACGCAGCGCGGGAGATGATCCGCTTTGCTGCACGATACACGCCTGGCTCGAGCCTGTGGTATTCTCGCTTGGCATTGGAGCGCCTGGTGATTGACCAGCTTCAACTGATGGCGGATCCCAAAGCGCGCTCGAACATGC